CGCGAATCGAAAGAAAGTGATGGGGGTACATATGGCACAGTATGATTGCGGCTATGGGGCATGGATTCCCGGCCCGGTTCTGGATGATCCGGGGCTCCGGCCCCGGTCTCTGATCCTGTATTCGAAGATCGCCCGAAGGGTCAACCGGGTGGGGTTCTGTTACGCCACCAACGCTACGCTGATTGAGAACATGACCGCCGTGGACGATGACGGATCCATGCGGGTGCTGTCCGAGCGGACGATTCAAGCCATGCTGGCGGAGCTTCAGGAGCGGGGGCACATCCGCACGGACTGCGGCCCCCTTCCGGCGGACAAAAGCGGCACCGTCCGCACCGGCCGAAGGATCTATATCGGCCGGTCTCTGGCGGAGATTCCAGACGCCCCGCAGGGGGGTGAAGAAAATTTCACCCCTGAAAAAATCTGCACCCCAGGGGTGAAGAAATCTTCACCCCCTATTAAAGGAAGAAAAGAAATAAATAAAAATAATAACCCCCATACCCCCAAGACGCCGGGTTTCGTCTGGGACTTGATCCGCAACTTTGTCCCGGCGGATGACATGGAGTATCTGGAGGCACTGGAGGGGCTGGTTGTCAACCGTGAGGCGCTGAAAAAGCCGATCCTGACCACGCAGGCCATGAACAAGATCCTGAACCGCCTGCGGAAGGTGAACGACCGGGCCACGGAGATCGCCATGCTGAACAAGGCCGTGGAGCTGAACTGGCTAACGGTCTATCCCCTGAAGGCGGACGAGCTGCCGGGGCGGTGCGATTCGAACCACCCGGAGGGATACAGCAGGGAGGCGGGTGACACGGATGGAATTTGACAAAGCCATGGAGTTGGCCAGCCAGTACCTGACTTTCACACCCCGGTTCATTGATCCGGCGCAGCCGCAGGGCCTGTGGATCTGCGACACGGTGACGGAGGTCTCCGCCATCCAGATCATTGCGGTCTGTCTGGGCACCGGCTGCGGCTGGGACGATGTGGTGCGCTGCCGTCCGTTTCTGGAGGCGTTCCCGTATCTGGTCATCGTGACGGTGAACCCTATCGCCCGGGAAAAGATGGTCTCCGAGCTGCGGCCCCGGCTGCCTGCCAGCTGCATCTACGTCGTGACGGACGCCGGGTGGCGCAACTGCAAGACGGTGCAGGAGTATGTGACCCTGTACGGCTCCGACCACCTGCCGGACATCCTGTCCGGGGCGGTGGAGCTCCCGGCCTACGGATTGCTGAATCTGGCGGACGTGCCCCGGCGGGACATGAGCAAGGTGCCCCGCACCCTGTCCCAGTTCCCGGTGCTGGACAGCAGCATCGGCGGGTTCTACTCCGGCGAGCTGTCTGTGTGGACGGGCAAGCGGGGCATCGGCAAGAGCACCCTGCTGAGCCAGCTGCTGCTGGAAGCCGTGGATCAGGGGCACACGGTGTGCGCATACTCCGGGGAGCTGCCGAAGGAGCAGTTCCGGGAGTGGGCCTACCTTCAGGCGGCGGGGCCGGAGCATATTCGGTACGTCACGGACAAGGCCACCGGCAAGCGGCTGGCCTCGGCGGATCCGCTGGCAGACCGGCAGATCTCCCGGTGGCTCAACGAGCGGTTCTGGCTGTTCGATCTCGAGCACATCAACCGCCACGACCCGGACACCATTCTGCGGCAGTTCGAGTACGCTCACATGCGGTACCGGGCGGACGTGTTCCTTGTGGACAACATCATGTCCGTGGACTTCGACAGCTCCACGGAGCGGGATTTCAACCGGGTGCAGTCCAAATTCACCCAGATGCTGGTGACCTTCAGCAAGCGCCGGGGCGTCCACACCCATCTGGTGGTGCATCCACGGAAGTCCACCAGCGACAACAACGCGAAAATCACCTCAGACGACGTCAGCGGCTCCGGCGACATCACCAACCGGGCCGACAACGTGTTTTTTCTCACCACCCACCAGACCAACGGGAAGGACAAGCCCCTGCTCCAGATCCTCAAGAACCGGGACTTCGGCTCCCACCGCCACCAGTGGCTGGACTTCGACAAGAAATCCCGCAGGTTCTTTCAGGATCAGACCGGGGATCCCAAGCGGCCCTACGGCTGGGAGGGCAAGGGCGTCCAGATGGAACTGACGGAGGATCTCGGCGACATTGGCGAGGTTTTCCCCGAGGAGGGCAAGGCATGAAAATAGGCGACATTCTGGAGCTGGAGCCCTCGCTGGAGGGCACCAGCGGGCTGGGCTCCACGGGGCCGATTTCATGCCGGGTGGTGTACATCCATCCGCTGGAACGGTTCTACGTTGTGGAGTTCCGGAGCAAGGTTACCGGCGAGACGTGGCGGGAGGCCATGTATTTCCCGCTGCGGCCATTGCAGACTGATTTTCACAGGATCCCGGTTATCGGGGGAAGAAAGGGATAGACATGAGAGCAATTGCGATTATGAACAACAAGGGCGGCGTCGGCAAGACCGTCACCGCCATCAATCTGGCCGACATTCTGGCCAACGACTACAAGCAGCGGGTGGTGCTGGTGGACTGCGACGGACAGGCCAACCTGACCGGCTTTTTTCTGCCGGGTATCGAGGTAGACTCGACCACCATGGCGGAAGTGCTCACCGGAGATTGTGAGCAGGTGTGGAGCGATAACCTGCTCCCGCTGCGGGAAAACATCCAGCTGCTGCCCGGCAGCTCCGGCCTGTACAATCTGGATTTGCGGGCCGTGAAGGACGGCGTCAGCGCCCCGGAGCGGCTGCGGGACTTCGTGGCCGCCGCCCGGGAGGACGGGGACACGGACTGGATGATCTTCGACTGCCCGCCGGGTTACACGGTGTCCAGCGTGGCGGCTCTGCTGGCGGCTGACGAGGTAATGATCCCGGTGACGGCGGACAAGTTCTCCATCGACGGCGTTCACGCCGTGGCGGCGCAGGCCGTCAACCTGACGGCGGCTCATCCCGGCCTGACGGTGCGGGCTCTGATGACCCAGACCCGGACATCTGACGTGGTGACGGAGGCAGAGAAGGCTCTGGCTGTCATGCATGTCCAGACCTACCGCACCAAGATCCGCCGGACGGACAAGGTGCCGGAGAGCACGGTGTCTCTAGCGCCGCTGCGGGTGTACAGTCCCGGAAGCAGCGCCTGTCGGGATTACCGGGCGCTGGCCGGGGAGCTGATGGAGGGGGTGCAGTGATGGCCGGGAAGAATTTCGATATTTCCAAGTTCGCCGCCACGTTGAAGCCGGTGCGGACGGAATCGGACACGATGATGGAGATTCCCATTGAGTACATCCGGGACAACCCCTTGAATTTCTACCCCGCGCCGGATCCACAGGCCCTGCGGGCGCTGATGGATTCCATCCGGGCCAACGGCCTGCTGGAGCCGCCCACGGTGGTGCCCAACGGAGACGGCCAGACCTACCGCCTGATCTCCGGCCACAGCCGCATGGCGGCCATCAAGGCCCTGCGGGAGACGGAAACCCCGGAACAGTGGGGAACCGTCCTTTGCCGGGTGCTGCCGTCTATGACGGCGGATCAGGAGCAGGCGGCGGTAATCGAAGCCAACCGGCAGCGGGTTAAGTCTCCGGCTCTGCTGGCCGAGGAAGCGGCGCAGCTGACAAAAGCCTACATCAAGCGCCGGGAGGCCGGGGAGGATCTTCCGGGGCGGATCCGGGATCGCGTGGCGGAAGTCTTGCGGGTCAACGCCACCAAGGTGGCCAACGTGACCGCCATCAAGAACGGCCTGAAAGTGCCGGGGATCATCGAACGGTGGAAACGGGACGAGATCCCGGAGGCTGCGGCCCTGATGATTGCCCGGATGGACATCGACGAGCAATACCGGCTGCTGGACTGGATGATCGACAAGGGCCGGTGCTACACCATCAGTGAGGTACGCAAGTTTGACATCTGCTACCACAGCGCCTCCAAGTGTGACAAGACCGGGAAGCCCTGCGAAAACATCGAGCGGATCTACGACCACGACCTGCACCACGGCGAGTGGAGCGGGGCCGGATGCTGCAAGAACTGTCTGAAAAAAGACACCTGCCCGGCGGCTTGCCGGTTTGTGGAGAAACAGCCCGCACCGGTGCCGGAAATGCCGCCCCTGAATCCCGCCGCAAAAGACCCCCGGCTGGACTACAAGGTGATGGTGCCCACCTTCTGCCAGCGGGTGCGGGAACTGCGGGAGCAGACCGGCATGAGCCGGAAGGAATTTGCCCAGAGCATCGGGGAATTCCCGGGAACGTACAGCGCATGCGAGAACAACTCCATGTGCGGATCGGAGAAAATCGCCAAACTGGCGCTGTGCTTCGGCGTCAGCACGGATTATCTGTACGGCCTGACGGACGACCTCACACCGCCCCAGGTGCCGGAGGGGCAGCTGATGATCGCCGGGTGGATGCCCGGCAGCACCACACCGGCGGAGCCGGGATCCTTCGCGGTGTATGTAGAGCTGGAAAACAAACTGGTGCCCCAGTTCTTCAACTGGACGGGGAGCCGGTGGGAGATGCGGACAGGTACCGTCCCGCAGGTGCCCGTGGCATGGTGGATGCGCCTGCCGCCCTTCCCGAACGCGGAGCAGAAAGGAGTCAAACATGATTAAGATCGAGACTTGCGAGCAGCATAACCATCGGATCTACACGTCCACCATTCAGGGCAGTTTCGCGGATATCCTCTATGACTCTGCGGTCGTTATCCGGGGCATCTACGATGCGCTGGAGCGCAATAGCCATGACAACGCGGAGATGTTCCGGCGGTTTGTGGCCCGGTGCGTCAGCCGAGATGACTTCTGGACGGCAGACAATTCCGGCGGCGACGTGGTTTTTATGGATATGTCCAACATCAAGAAGGGCGGTGGCAAATGAGCCGCTACACGGGCCGCAGGAGGCGGCTGCGGCGGCTCTCCCGGGCGGTGCTGGTCATCCTGCTGGCGGCGGCCCTGGTGGCCGCTGTGGGGCTCCTGACGGTGTCTGTGCGGGGTAGGTGCCTATGATCCAGCCTCCGTGTCAGGGCTGCACAGAGCGCCGGGAGGGCTGCCATAATCCGGCGGTCTGCTCCCGGTGGGCGGACTACCAGCAAAAACGGGAGGCGGAGGCCGCCTCCCGGCCGCCCTATCAGGAGCTGGTAATGATGTCTGAGTACGTCAGGCAGCGGCGGAAGCGCTACTGGCCGCAGAGATGGAGGAGAGGGAAACACCGTGCTTAACAAGATTATTCTCATGGGCCGCCTGACCCGGGATCCGGAGCTCCGGAGCACCACCGGGGGTACGGCGGTGGCGTCCTTTTCGCTGGCCGTCGACAGGGATTATAAGCCCCAGGACGGCGAGCGGGAGACGGATTTCATTGACATCGTGGCGTGGCGCTCTACGGCGGCCTTCGTCCACAAGTATCTCTCCAAGGGCCGCATGGCCGTGGTGGAGGGCCGTCTCCAGATCCGGGACTGGACAGACAAAGACGGCAACAAGCGCCGCAGCGCCGAGGTCGTTGCCGATAGCGTCTATTTCGGCGACAGCAGGCGGGACGCCGGGCGGTCTGATTCGGACACGCCCCAGCCGTCCGGGGACTGCCGGGAGGTGCCGGAAGGAGAGGAAGGAGAGTTGCCGTTTTGAGAAACAATGAATTTGCGGATCTGCTGCGGAGCATGAAGGTTTCGACCGGAAGCCTGATGTGTCTGGGCTGCGGCCATGAGCACAACTGCGGCATCCATGGCTGCGCCATCCTGTCTATGGCCGCCGATGCGCTGGGCAACAGTGAGCGCCATGTGGCGGCCCTGCAAAAGGAGATCGAGAGGCTGCGGGCGCAGTTAGACCTCCGACGGTGCGCACTATGTGACTACTGGAACGAGGCCGATCCGCGTTGTATGTGTGGGAAAAGCCCATGGGGTGGAAAAACAACGCAGAAGGATAATTGTTGCAGCCACTGGGAGCGCCACACGGATTGGATCCCGGTGACGGAACGGCTGCCGGAGGTGTGGCGCAACGATGAGACTGCGGAGCTTGTGAACTACATGATTTACAGCCCTGATTTTGGCGTGGACATCGGCAATTATCACGCAAAGGCAAAAAAGTGGCTCTGCATGGCTCTGCCTTGCACCGTCACCCACTGGATGCCGCTGCCAGAGCCTCCGGAGGTGGAGTAATGACACGCTTTACGGCTGCGGAGCTGGAGGAGATGCGTCTGGCAGACGGGGAGATCGATTGGGTTTTCCGCTTGACGCAGGATGAGCTGGATGCGTCCAGGCGGCGCGACTGGGAGGCGCATTTTGATGCGCTGCCGTTGGAAAAGCAACGGGTGGCCGCCTACCAAAAGGCCTACTATGAAGCCAACCGGGAGAAGGTGGCCGCCTCCCAAAAGTCCTACTATGAAGCCAACCGGGAGAAGGTGGCCGCCTACAAAAAGGCCTACTATGAAGCCAACCGGGAGAAGGTGGCCGCCGCGCAGAGCTGGATACATGCCGCTCGTGTGGAGCGCGGCTATACACAGTGTGAGCTGGCTCAATTATGCGGGGTATCACAGCCGACGATAGCTATGCTGGAGATCGGTATGATTCCGCTGGAGAAAAGCAAATGTGCGGAAAGACTGCGGGAGATTTTGACCGGATTCAGGGAGAGAGAGGAAATGTGATGGAACGATTAACGGATAAAGCCTGGCGAAATTTTGACCCTTGGGAATGCTGCGGGCAAGACAAATGCTGTCAGAGAGGTTGCTACGATCCCGGAGGGTGTACAAAGGGCTGTATCGTCCCTCGGCTGTATGCACGGCTGGGCGCCTACGAGGACACGGGGCTGATGCCAGATGATGTGCCTGCATTGCAAAAGGACTGGACTGATCTATGTACGACCATCGGAGAGTGCGGCGGCCTTGACCGAGTAAAAGAACTGGCCGAAACCGACAAGAATGGGCGGCTGGTGGTGCTGCCGTGCCAATCTGGGGAGCACGTATTTGCACTGCTTGATGGCAAAAAGTATGTAAGCGAGTGTGAAGTTAAACACGCAGTTTTGGACGGTTGGCGGAAAGTTTTTGCTATTTGCCCAATCGGAGACCTCGGCGCTGAGTACTATGCACCATTTGGGGCATTTGGCCAAACAGTATTTCTTACCCGCGAGGAGGCGGAGAAAGCATTGGAGGCGAAGAAGGATGAGTAAGGCTGTTATGCTGAGCATCCGCCCCAAGTGGGGGGAGAAAATTGCCAACGGCGAAAAGACCATCGAAGTCAGAAAGACCAGGCCGAAACTGGAAACGCCGTTTAAGTGCTATATCTACTGCACGCTGCCAAAATATCCGCACGAGGACTTCATTGCGACGGACTATCCAAGGCCACAGTTTTACGGCGGTGGCAAGGTCGTCGGGGAGTTTACCTGCGACCGGATTTATGAGTTTGCGCCCCTCAACCATGCACCGGATGACGTAGAAAAGCAAGCTTGCCTGACACGGGAAGAAATTGTGAACTACCTAAAGGGAACCGGCTACGGCTGGCATATCTCCGGCCTGCTGATCTATGACCAGCCGCAGGAACTAAGCGAGTTCCAGCGTGCAACTGACCCGTGCGATTCTTGCCATGCAGAATACACATGGGAATGCACAGACTGCAAAAAATTGGGCGGTGACATTAAGCGTCCGCCCCAGAGCTGGTGCTATGTGGAGGAAATGTGATGGCTGAATACATTGAGCGGGCCACAGTGCTACGCGTAGCGCATATCATGCGTCAGGAAGATAAAGGCTTGAAAACTGCGATGATGGATATTCCCGCCGCCGACGTGGTTCCGGTGGTGCGGTGCAAGGACTGTAAGCATCGTATCTATAAGCACGTGAACGATTGGATCGGAGAAATTGGTGGATGCAGTATTTTCGATCACCCTATGCCGACCGATGCCTTTTGCAGTTATGGCGAATACCAAACAAACGGAGGTGCCGCCAATGCCTAAAATATCCGGAATGCAGCGGTACGCCGAGCAGTTCGCCCAGGCGAAGGTAGACGCGGCCCGGCGGATCGTGGCCCAGTACATGATGGACACCCTGCAAATGACCCTCCACCAGACGGAGGGCTGGGGCTATGACCGGATCGTGCGGCTGACAGAGGCATGGCTTAAGACGCGGGATGAGTATATGCCCGTGCTCAACTCCAAAGACCCGTCGGCGGACGTGATGCAGGAGCACATGGACAGGGTGATGGCACAGATCATCGGCGGCAGGCAGGAGCTGATGCCGTTCGGAGAGCGGTATGACGAGCTGCGGAAGGTGACATATGGGAGGTAGACATGGCTGATCCGTTTGTCTTCGTCCGGCAGCGGGCGGGGCCTCTGGTCAAGGCCCTCGTCACGGACAATTACGCATACCTGCGGCGCTACGGGCCGGGAGCGGTGCGGGGCCGGTGTGGCCCAGCTCTCAGCCGCTCCTCCGTGGATAAGCTGGAGCTGCGGTTGGCGCTGTTCGGCTATGACGGCAATTTCTTTACCCTGACCTTCGACGATGACCACTTGCCCCGGACGAGGGCGGAAACTGAGCGGATCTGGGACGCCTTTCTCAAGCGCCTGCGGCGCTGGCACAAAAAGCCGGTGGATTTCTACGTCTACCGGATCGAGGGGCTCCACGGTGATCACCGGCTCCACATCCACGTCTTTCTGCGGGATGCGGATTTTCCACCGGCTGTGGTGCAGTTCCTCTGGCGCAAGTGGGGCGCGGCCTATGATGTGCCCTGGAACCGGGCCAGAGTGCTGTCTGAGGGCGGCTACCGGGGGCTGGCCATCTATTTCACCAAGGAGCTGACGGAGGTGGGACGGCACCCATGGGGCTGCTCCCGGGCGCTGAGTAAGTACATCCCGCCGCCTGACGTGACCACCTGCAAGAGCGGCACGGTGCGGCTGCCCAAGGGCGCCACGCGGCTGCCCATGCAGGGGCGGGATCGGCCTCAGCTGGGAGACTGGGGTCTGTACGGCTACAGCCGTTATCTGCTGCCCGAGAAATAGTGCTTTTATTTTAATAACAAGGATTAGTATAATGTTCTTAAGAACCGTATCCTCTTGAAACCTACGGAATATTTACGGACAACCGCCAAGAAAGTGAGGGAAAAGTATTGATTCCTATGCAGAATGGTGATAAACTTGCGATAAAGGATGGATACATCGTCTGCCCGACATGCAGACAGAAGACCAACCAGGCAATCAGGCCGGAGACGACAGCCAATAACCTCCAGCTCTGGTGCCGGAACTGTAAGGCAATCCATCTCGTGAAAATTGACCGTGGCCAGTGCTACATGCTTAGCCGGTGCCGTTGATCCCCGCAGGATGGGGGCAACGGTGCCGGCTTTTTGTTTTGCCCGGAGGTGATAGCCCGGAGCCATAGGCTTGGCACCGAGGACGGAGGTTCGCATGGCATGGGCAGGATACAGCACAGCACGCTGGAAGCGGCTGCGGGCCGCAGCTCTGCGCAGAGATGGCTACCTGTGCAGGGAGAACCTGCGGTATGGCCGCAGGGTGGAAGCAGCCTACGTCCACCACGTCTGGCCGGCCGAGGACTATCCCGAGTATGCCTGGTGTCTGTGGAACCTGATCTCCCTGACGAAAGCCAGCCACGGTGCCATGCACGACCGCCTGACCCACAAACTCACACCGCTTGGCGAATCTTGGCGGCGCAGGGTATCCCCCCCCGGTTGACTAATCCTCGCCGACTC